TCAGCGCTCCGCCTCGTAAGCGGCGACACCGCTGCCGACAGGCCGCCATTCATCCTGCGGCATGCGAGAATCACAGATGAATACCTCTACCTCGGCGCCCTCCTTCGGCTCCGCCGGCCGGATCGCTGCATGCCGGAGAATCGTCTCCATGTCCGGCACGTAGCTGCTCTCCGAACCGTGGAACGACCAGATGCCGAACTTCCCAGCGCTGCCCACCTGGTGGTCGAGTTTCACCGACCAGCCCTTGAATCGAATGACCAGCATGTCGCGCCCCTTGTAGGAAAACCCGCAGTGTACCGGCTCGACAGAATATCATTGCATAGCTCGATTCGAGCTAATATAGTAATACCAACAGCGCGGCACACCGCCAGCACTGAACCTCCTCGGAGACGCAAAATGACCAATTTCCAGACCTGGCTCGACAGCGCCGACATTCCCGCCCAGCAGAAAGGGCAGTGGATTGACCTCGAAACCGGGATCGCCTATGACCCGTCGTACGACTACGCCTCGAACACCCGCCGGGCCTCTTTGAGCCCGCGCGGCATAGACGCTCGCGCCGTGGCAAAGGCCTTTGGCGGTCGCGCCCTCACCGGCACAGCCAGGCAGAAGGAGTGGGCCGAGAAGATCCGCGCCGAGAAGGTACAGCAGATGAATCAAGACCAGGCGGAAATGGCCTGCGATCCAAGCGGCCTGCTCACTGCCGCCAAATTCTGGATCGAAAATCGCAACGCTAGTGCTCAGGAGATCGCCGGATTCGTAATGCAGCAGAAGGCCTTGCTTGCCCAGCATCGTTCTGCCCAGGCCGCCGGGCAAGCCGACAAGGTGGCCAAAATCGCTGCTGAGTACAACGCGCTTACCGCTCGCTGGGGGTTCTGATGAACGCCATCCATATCGGGCCGTTCTCGATCACTCCGGCTGCCCGCGGACTGCATTACGGGGGCCTGCCGCATCACCGGTGGACCCTATACTACGGGCCCCGGGAAATGGCGATAAAGACCCTACCGGACAGTTACACCTCGTCGGAAGTGAGGGACGAGTTCTCAGACATCATCGCCGAGTTCGTCATCGACGCCCGGGACCGATACGCGCCCGATGTTCTGGAACTGGTGAACTCGGATGGTGACGCAGTGCTCGCGCGAGTCGCCGTGAGCCGACTGCCAGAAGCGTTGTCCGGGTGCATACCAGACGATCGATTCCCATACTGGCTCCTGACCGCCAGCAGACCACGGCTCGGGCTCCCTGTCACCCTGAACGAGTACACCGCGCTCGCGGTCGAACTCAGCGCCCCTCCACTTGCATGGATCACAGGGCTCCTCCCTGGCGAGGTACTGACACATGACGCCGAGGAGTGGCGACCGCCGACCAGTTGGGAGCTACGCCACGTTGTCGGCGAGGGGTCGTTTACTGGCGTAAGCGGCGCCGCTGCGGCCGCTCTGCTCGGAATGTCCGCGACGAATTTCCGAAAGTACACAGCCGGGGACTCTGCCGCGAATCGCCAGAAAATCAGTTTCGCAGCCTGGCACTACCTACTCGACCGGCTCGGCGTGAAGCGGGCGAGCTGATTTGACAGCGCCTGCGATAAATGCTCTGATCATTGCGCGTCTCATGAAGTCGTTACTGCCGCATAGGCAGCTAAGAAATAATGCTTCTTGTGATGCACTAACTGCCGAATAGGCAGAGAAAGGCCCGCCCCGGCGGGCCTTTTGCTATTTGCACGCCTGGTTCGCGGCCAGCAACTGGGCCTCATAACCGATCCTCTGCCAGCGCTCGGCAAGTAGCGTACGGCTTCAGACATCCGTCACATCAACAGTTCGCGACCACAAAAGATACCCCCAACAGACACGGAATGTGACTGGAGACTCATCACGACTAAGGGCTTATCTGACAGCAACCCAGGAATGCTAAAGTCAACCCAGAAAAGGAGATTTCCATGATTCGCATAAATCAAGCTCAGCGTGGCGTCACGCTTGTAGAGCTTCTGTTCGTGCTGGTTATCGCAGCAACCGTAATTGCGTGGGGAGTAAGTTCGTGGGCGACACTGGCGGACAAGAATCGGAACCTGGGCGGAAAGGATGGATTCGTCAAAGTTTTGGTATACGCGCGCTCATACGCGCTGGCAAACATGGCCAACGTTGATCTATGCGGAGAGAGCGGCGGATGGGGTGAGGGCTATCTCGTTCGCGACGTAAAAAAGAATGCCGTTCTGTATCGGGAAACTAGCTACAAAGAGGTGCATCCTGTTGGCCCCTGGCAGTCAAGGCTAAACTCAGGCTGTGTCAGATTCCTCTCCAATGGCTCCATCGCGGACGTGCCTGCTCCGCAGGGAGGCTTCTACCTGTCAGGGTTCTACGGTGGCAAGAGCGAGTCCGAAGCACTATGGCGAGTGTCCTTTAAGCCGACAGGCTGGTTCTGCGAAGAAAAAGACCCGACAAAAGCACAGTGTGCCAAGGACCAATAGAGACTACGGCAGCGGGAAGCGCGCCTTGATCTCCTCGACCTTGGCGTCATACGCCGAGTAGTCCGGCGCACGACCAGCACGGCGAGCGTCAAACTCCTCCTCAAGTCGGATTGGGTCCGACTCTCGTCGATACGCCTCTCTTCGCAGTTCGCGAACTTCTTCTAGTTGGTCGACCGGGTGAAATGCAAGACGGGACACGTCGACGCCTGCAAGCGCCGCCGCGGCGTCCAGGGTGCCGCTCCAGTTTTCAGAAAAGAAAACGCCATCAAGAAGCAGTCGTTTGCTCATGTCGCTGAACTCGCAGAGTTGATCGTTAGGATTGGCGCAGAGTGGATTCCAGTGTCTACGAGGCCGCTGAACCAGGCGGGGCACGCCATCGCTACAACTGCGCTGGTGGTGGTATAGAAGTAGGGGAATCCGTTGTTGTAGCCGAGACCCTCTTGAATCGCTACGCGTATATGCACCCAGCCCATGGCCGGGATGATGACGTAGCCAGGCGACTGCTTAACGCCATTGACCCAGAGGAAGATCGCAGGCGCACCAGTGGGGCCAACATGCATAGTGCCGCTCTCAACGCGCACCCATGCGGCAGCCGTGCCCCATCTGTTCGAACAGAATATCGCTCGGTTGTTATTGGTCATCGCCAGATAGCGGATCGCACCGTCGGCTCCCGCCGAACCTGTTGTTGTCTGTGTTCCGGCTGTCATCAGAGATGCGAAAAACTCGACACCATACCGTGCGGAGTTTCCGACGCGGCCCATCGCCGCCATCAGATCCTGTACTCGCTGATTAAGGGCGGCAGCACTACCGCCGTTCGTGCTGTTGTTGAACGTGAACTTTCCGCCGTCGGTAAACGTTGCGCCATTCCATCCAGAACTGAATGCGCTGTTTGAATAAGCGGAGGTGAACGTCGTAGCGAGCGGGTTGACCAGACCTGCATAGCGTCCGGCGTCGGGCATCACGTTCATAAACGGCATGTTCGGGTAGTCGTCATTTCCCAGAGCCGAAAGAGATGCTCGAGCGCCGGCGGCGGTTGCAGCGCCGGTGCCGCCAAGCGCTACCGGCACAGTGTCACCGTCGGCGAACTCGCGGAGACTGCCGTAGCCGTTTCCGTCGGCCTGGAGTTTCGTCGGGCGTACATCAGCCATTGAAAAGCACCTGCAGGTTGAGAGTTGCGCCGCCGGCAGTGTACGCCGGCAGTTGGCCGTCAGGGTTCATTGTGAGCCGCAGTATGGAGCCATCGGCGAGATACCCAGGAACGGCCGCGGGGATACGCACGTTCATCGGATAGGCCACTACCACGCCCGCGCCGTTGGTGACGAACTGGTCGTAGCCGGTGCTGCGCCGGACGAAGTAGATCGCGTTCGGCTCCAGCGACGCGGGGAGTTGCGCCACGACTTTATGGGTCTGGAGCACGGCCATTACCAGGCCGCCCCGTTCCACTCAGCCGGAATAGGCTGCCCGCCGAATCGAACCAGGCCGCCGTCCTCGCTGAACTCGTCGAGCGTCGACTTGTTCGCGTGCGTGTGCGCCAGAGAAACGGCGGTGTCGATCTGCGCTGGCGTCGACGTCGGGCGCCCGTTGATCGCGTCCCAGTTGAGCTCGACGTCCATCGACTCATACTCGGCCACCTTCAGCCACGCGCTGGTCGCCGGGTTCCATGCGTACAGCGCAGCGCCGGATTCGACTGTCGGGTCCGCGCTCGCATCCTGAACCAGGACGAAAATGGCTCCCTCCGGCTCCAGGGCGTCGCGTGCAGCGATATCCGCAACGAACAGGATCGGCGCGCCGGTTCCTGGCAGGCTTGCCAGCGCCTCGTTGATCAGCGCGTTGATCATCACGCTGTTGCCGATCGAGCGTGCCACGCCGGCGCTGTTCGTCAGGTAGGACTCCGAGTAGCTGCCATTCTCGACGAAGTAGAACGAATCGGGTTCCAGCGTACCCGGCAGGGTCGCCACTTTGAAAAATCGAATCTGGGCCATTTCATCACCAATCAGTCGCGCCCCATTGGGCACCGTCTACGCCATCCCTCCCGGGAGGCCCTTGGTCACCCGCAACAACCACAAGCACATCGGCCGGCGGCGTCACGGTGACTGCGTATTCCTGCATTTCGCTGAGCACAAGCGGCTCGCAATCAACCTCGATCGCCAGCGCCCAGGGCTCCGCGGCGTCATCCATCGCACCCTCCCCCATGGCTCACACTGATCGGCCCGCTGTAATAGCGGTGGACCGTTCCATCCGGGTATGTCACGTCCAGGTCGTAGACCGCCGACGACCACATCAGCTCCGAGGTAGCGGAGGCCGATATCTCCCGCGAGATCGTTCCGGCGCCGGCGAGATCCAGGCCAGAGCCGAGCGCCAGCGTCATCAGCACAGTCCCGCCTGGCGCTTCGCGGATCTGCATTCGTACCTCGGCGCCAGCCAGGTCAACAGGTGGCTGGTAGATCAACTGTCCGCCAACAGGCGCCAGCCCAACGGCTGACAGCAGGTTGATCTCGATCGTGTCGTCGTCGATGGACGCGACACGGTGAGGCAATTGCCGAAGTCGAGCGCGGTTCAGTTCGGGCATGCCCTGGACACCATCAGCCCAGGCCAGCCACGTGCCAGGCAACCCGTGCCCAGGGATGGTCAGCCGGACAGGCGCGGTCGGTGCGATCTGCGTGATCGGCCTGTACACAAGTATCGGCTGCATGATCCGCAGCGCGTCGCGGAACGTCGCCCCTTTCTCAATGCGCAGGGGCACGCAGGCAGGCTTCATGATTGAGGGCTCCAAAATAAAAACCCCGCCGGAGCGGGGTGATTGACGACGGTGGATCAGTTTTTGTGGCCCGACTGGTATGAGCCTTGAACGCAACCGTTTCGGTCGAAAGAAACCGTGGTCTGATCGATGTACTTGTCATTCCAGTAGGTAACGGCCCCGGCACCAGCAGTGCTGCCATTCCGGTTCGCCTTCCCATAAATGCTTTCCACCTCTTCTCTGGACATGCCGGGAACTACCTTGCCCTGGACCCTGGCTTTACGGAGGTCTCGCTCAGACAATCCCGTGGAACAGGTAGGGCTTGGCGACGACCCTCCAACGACGGTCACGCCACCGGCAGAAGAGCCAGCGCCTTGACTGCCATCCCGATAAATTCGGTCTGCCGAATGCCTGGGCTTGGCCATGACCGCAGAGTCACCCGAACCGCTTGGGCGAGGGTTATGAGCTGAGACTACAGCCTCGAGCGATTGGTTTTCAGGGCATGTCTGCTGAGTAAACGTGACCGTTCCATCCGGACCAACGCATTTGAAGACACTGGCGGCCTCAGCAGAGCCAGTAGCAAAAACCAGTGCAAGAACGGGGAACATCCGTTTCATAGCAGCTCTCCTATTTGAACTGACTCGCACTCTAGCATCGGCGTGCCAGGTACAGAATCAGGTCGTGCAGCAGGTTCTGGAAATGCTGGATATCAGCGAATATCTATACCCAGCTTGTCCAGTATTGCAGGCATTCTTCCCCCCGTGAGAGCTCGCCTGTAATAGGGTTGCAGCTACCACGTATCCAGCGATCGGCAGGAGACCAGAAGAAACCGCGAAGGTACCGGTGCACCTCCTTCTCCTTGGTGATGATGCCAGTGATCGCTCCAGACGTAATGCCGCCAATACGCACGGCCGCCCCCTGCCGTACCGTCACGGTCGTCGTGGATTGTCCTTCAGGGTAGTCGTAGGGTTCGCGAACGCGGCACAGCGCGGCGCTATTGTTGCTAAGCGCCACAATCCAAATCTGATGCTGATCTTGGTAATCAAGTAGGTTCTCCCCGTTGTCGTCAAACCACTCATAACTCACCACGGTATTGCAGACGTGCAGGCCTGGAGGGAATGTTGCCGGCGCATCAAGCTTTACGCCGCGATATCGATCGGCCTGCAAGAAACTCGTCACATCATCCGATTCGCCAGTGCATTGAATCGTTCGAGTCACAGAGAACCCAGTATCGGGCGAGGCCTGCGCCTCCAATATCTCCTTCAGCTCAATATGATCTGCAACTTGTCCAGAGTCCGTTATGAGTTCAAGAACGCTGGCGCGCTCCATTCTGCTGTGCTCAACATCCTGCTCATATCGGTAAGTCCTCGTACCATAATGTTGACGGTTATATCTAGCCGACCGAACATTTCCCTGTGCGTCATACCACGCTGTGATCAATGCCGAGGTCTGAGTCCACTCGTCACGATAACTCGCCGTCACAACAGGGTCCTCAGGAAGGCTGGACTCATCGATATGCACGTGAGCAGGGCTTCCCATCGCTTGACCGCGCGTCTCAATGACGGTCATTGTCAGCACCTTGGATCGATCCGCATCAGGATCTCGTATCGACGGAGAGACAGTGATTTCAATCAATCCATAGAAGCCCACGGGAGCACCGGAATTCGATGAGCCACTAATCCACGATGTTCCAGGCGGTTGCTCAATTGGTGACAAATCGGTAGTTCGAACGTAAACACCGAAAAGGAGACGATTTTGATAGACCCCAAGCATTGATAGCTCGCTCAACACAACTTTGTTCGTCAGTTGCCAGCCGTCAAATGAAACATCTTTTGCCCTGACAGCGCATGCTGGTTGTTCTTCTCCCTGACCAATTAAATCTGCACCCAAGTCGAGCGTGGCCATGGTGTTGAGGTCATTTCCAACCCATAGGCGAAACTGCGGTGTACCTGCCTCGTCCCTTAGATCATAGATAGCGTAGCTTGGCCGGCGCGGAGCCTCGTCCGAAAGCCACCAGATGGGGGTGCCGATAAAGGGAACCTCGCTATATTCCGCGCCGCTGCCAGCCGAGATACCACCTCCATAGTATAGCTGCGGCCAGTATCCGCCACCGCGGAGAATGGCTCTTCCCCACCAACTCCCGCCTTGAGACTCAATGAACTCATCCGGTTGAGATGGAAGCCCCATATCGACGAGATGAGTATGATTGAGCGTGTAATTGATTGACCATGCGCGAGCCGGTTTCATTTCTCCGTTCGGCAGATGTACCGCCCCCTGCTCAGTATTGGGCAGTTGGTAGATTTTCCCATGCCAGGGCCATCCCATTTGCATGACTTCGCCGTCCCACGGCATCACTTGGTTCATTCCTTGAACTCCAACTTTCCGATGTTACCGCCTCCATCTTGCATCTCGAAGCCTGTAACACGTTTAAACACAACAACAACTAACCCGTCAGTTGTCGAAACCAGCTCATCGGCCGTGGTTCGCTTTGCCTTATCCGTCTCGGAGAGAGGCCAAGATACGCCGCCCCCTCCGACCTGTTTTCCCTCTCCGTTGTAGTTGGCGGTCCCCCGACGCGCTGCTACTGCCCCGCGTGGATCTATCCTGCGGAGCGGACGGCTCTGTGTTTCCGGACGAATAATCCGGGTCAGTGCATCCGCAATCGAGCGGTCAGTACCGCGCCGCTCAGCCTCTAAACGCGCGCCGATTGCTCGCCGTTCTTGTTCCGGGGTCATTGGAAATCACCAGATGCAAGCAAGTAGAGGTAGGTAGCACCAGTGTTGTACACAAGCGCCTTGAAGAAACAGGCCTTCTGTCCTGAGGTTGATACAAACTCGATGCGAGAGTTGTTCTCAGATACAGAGAGCCAAGACTCGGCACCAACGAGCCCCCACAACTGGACCCCGCCACTGGCAGCGCTACTCAGTACGACAACACCATCGGCGGCTGGCTGCACAACCACGTCCAGGTCAAAGACTGCAAAGAGAGAACGACCCTCGGCTTCTTCAGGTAGAGGTATAACCAATTCGCGACCACTACCATCAAACGATGCGGATACGCGTACGATCGTTGTATCCGAGGCGAGGACTACCGGAGTCGAGTCGTTGATCTCCTGCGCCTTGAACGTGCCGCCACCAGGCCCAGGACCAGCCTGCTCGAGGATGGTGATTCGGCTCTCGATGCTGGCGAGAGTTCCCGCCGTCGCCGCCGCGTACACCTTCGAGCCCGAAGGCCACTCAACGGCCACACCCTCAGAGGCTCTCGCAACAGTGACATTCCCGCCGCTCTTTGCCGTCGCCTTGACCACTTCGTGAACAGAGCCTGACTCATCGGCAAGAGTGAGCAGGACGAAATCAGAGGGACCCGAGATGGGCAGAAGATCAGCCGCGGGAGCGGGGATGGTGAGAGAGAGCCCACCCGTCGACAGCGGGCCTGAGAGTTCTGTCTGCCAGTTATTGATCCAGCGTTGGCCCATGGCTACATCTCCAGCAAATCATCAGGAACCGAGACGCGGAAGGACGCACCGATCTCCGGCGAATATTCATCGCGGAGCGAGGCGGGTATCTCGGGAGCAGTTATGCGTAGTTGCCTCGGATACCGAGGCTGCGGACTGTTGTAGTTGTCGTAGTTACCGGAAAACCCATCTTTCGATTCATCGAAAGGAGGGTCATCCGGTTGACCAGCGATTTGCGACTCTAGGCGCCCATCGAAGGCTGGTAGTTCGGGGGCAGCCCCAGAGCCACTAGGAGGAGTGAGGGCGTCGGAATCTCCTCCGCCACCGCGCATCACAGCAATACTCAGGGTGGTTATCGCGGAACCACTCTCAAGGTCAAAGCGATCAAGCACACGGCGACACTTCCCTACAGCCTTGATTCGCTGATCATCGAATTTGAGGGTGTGCGTCAAATCGACCGCCATGACCATGGATGTAGGGCAGTCCCAACTCACTGTCGTGCCCCTGTGAGCGCCGACGAGAGTAGCTCGAGCCTGCTCAAGCAGACATGTCAGCGCGCCAATCCTGCGCGTCTCGCTGGGCTGATCAATGTGTCCAGAACTCCCCCCGGTAATAGCAGCACTCTCCCAAGACTCGGCGAGATCGCTATCAATCTCAAACGATGCCCGGGAGCGGCTGATGATTGGTCCGGTCGCCAGAACGCTAGGTTGTACCTCTACCGCTATTCGGTATGACTCCGTAACCGCTTGCACCCAGCGACGCCCTGCGGCCCAGTCGGCGCCTAGCAACAGCCCCGTGTACTTGTTGACCCAACTTTGCGGAGGCGTGCAGTAAATGCCAGTGGGTGGCAGCGGATAGTATTCAGTCGACGATTGGATCAACGTTTGCCCTGAGCTGCTGGTTGCCGACTCAACCATTTCCGTATCCGGGAGTTCGTGCGACTCCGGACGCCAATTGCAAAATCCTGGCTCCCCGTCCTGCCCGTCCGTACCTGGCGCCTTCCATCCATAGTTGATATTCCATTGCCACAGCCGACTGAATCGGTAGTCACATTCGATCTCGACCCTATTGACTTGCGAGTCGAGTGCCGCTGGCTCTATCCGTGCAGTGCCATAGACAGAGGTGCCGGAGCCGAACAGAAAGTCGGCCTGACGCGGGTACCAGCTTGACAGCCGGATATCTCCGCCTGGAGAGGAGTCTAGGCTGGCCGTAACGGTCGTGAGGCGCTCTTGCGCATAATCCCAGCGGGATCTACCGTCAACTGGCTCAAACACATCTGAAGACCAATGCCCACCGATCAGGCTATCTATCTGAGTAATATCCAAAGCTTCGATACGCTGCTGCAACTGGTCGGAGCAGCGAGCAGTTAGCGTTCTACCCACGGCATCAAAGGTTGGCTCGGCGATTCGCCCTATGAACCTAACTATCTCGGTAGAAAGGCCGTCATAGGTGGAGGCATAGTGAATCTCGACGGGCCGGCCTAACCATGCAGATGGCGAAACTGGATCGGTGCCAAGGTATAGCGTGAAGCTGGCTGTACCAGCAGATCCCTCCTCGCGGTCGATCTCGACGGCACCTACAAGACGAGCGGTCCAATCGTCACCGTTCACCACCAGCCTCAGACGCCAAGCGAATGCCATCCCAGGTAGGATCTCTATAGGCCCGACCGCGTCGCCAGAGCCACCTAGGCCGTTCAACGGGCCGACGTTCAGCGGCATGCCGTTCAGCAGCATGTCAAACCTCCTGCCAGTTCAGGGTCCATCCGTGCGCGGCGTTCATCGACGTCGACGGCGGGTCCGCGAACACGTTGAAGCGAGGCATGAACTGGACCATGTAGAGCGTCGCTGCCGGACGCTCTGTAACGGTCACGACCAGGCCTGCGCGCACGCATGGCGTCGGTACCCAGCGCCCCTCAACCAGCGCCAGCGCCCACGGCTCCTTGTCCGTGCGCGGCGCCTTGGGCAGCGTGAACGTCGGAGAGTCCTGGGCGATGCTGATCGGCTGGATCGCTTGCATCTCCAGCGATGATCGGTAGTCGAGCGCGTCGAGCCCGACCGGCACCAGGCCCGAACCGGTCAACGTACCGGAGAGCTTGCCGTCCCAGTGTGTCAGCTTCACGCCAGCACCGTCGCTCATCCTGACGACCGTCGCACCGAACAAAGGCTCCATCGACTGATCCGGCGCGCCGGCTTCTGGCGGGATGGGGACTCCGCCGAGCGTAATAACCGGGTAATCCATGCCGTTCTCCTACGGACGTGCGGTGCGGCCTCGCTTGAGCGCCTGCAGCCGCAGAATGTCGTTTACAGATCGCTGATCCCCGAAGACCGAGACAGTCGAGCCGCCGAACGACAGATCGATTCGCCCCAGGTTGGGGAGTTGCCCTGAGCTCGCCGCCGACGTCGCGACCTCGGCGGCGGCCGGCGAGAGCCCATCGGGCCCGCGCATCCCAGCCAGGCGGCTGGCAAGTGCCGACACGCTGTTCGGGAACACCTTCTCCGCGCCACCGAACGCAACCAGTTCCGGACCTCGCTCGCCGACCCATGCAATGCCCGGCGCGGCGCTGTTGGTGCCGGTCGCGTAGCCGGGGAAACTGACCGGTGGCGTGGTGCCGCTCACGGCGGACATTTCGCCGGTGGGCACCAGTTGAACAGGGATCAGGACAGGTGTTTCAGACAGCGCTTGCAACTGTGCCTTGATCGCCTCGATCTCCTCCGGCGGTAGGTTGAACGAGATCTCGATACCCTGGAGCGCGGTCGCTGCATCGGACAGCTCCGCGATCCGCGCACGGATGCTGTCGAGCTTCGCGTCCGCCTGCGACTGCTGCAGATCGTTCGCAGCGAGCTCAATGGCCTGGAGCTCCTTAGCGAAGCCGGTGAACCCGTATGTGTTCTCTCCGGCCGCCTGCAGTTGCTGGAGCATTTCGAGCGCCTTCTGCGCCTGCGCCTGCGCCGTCTCGGCGTCGCCCTTGCGCAGCGCCTGGGCTGCGGACTGCTTGAGGGTCTGGGCCGAGGCATAGCTCGGGTCACCGCCGACGCCGGCTTGTAGCCCGGCAATCGCTTCGCTGTAGCGCTTCTCGATAGCCAGTCGGTCCTTCCGAACTTTCTCAACCGCTGCCAGCGCGCCTTTCTCGGCCGCCTCCTGCTTCTTGAGGGAGTCCTGCACCGCCTTCAGCCGGCCGTCACGCACTTGGCGCAGCGCTTCGGAGTACGCACGCTCAGACGAGAGCGCAGCTTGATGCCGTGCGTCATCGACCGCCTTGACCTGGGCGGCGGCTTCCTCGGCCGCCTTGCGCGCCTCTGCCGTCATGCCGGTCTGTTCTTCCAGCAACTGCTCGCGGTACTTCTTGAACGCTGTCAGCCGCTCGCTGATCTGCGCGTCGGACATGAACAAGTCGACCATGCCGAAGCCGTCTTCGGCGGCCTGCAGCTTCTGGATCTCCTTGTTCACCCTGTCGAGCTCGGTGACGTTTCCGGTCACCCGCGCAGCCAGGTAGCCCAGATCTTCACCAAAGCCGGAGAACAGCGAGCCACCTTGAGCCGCTGCGGCAGCCAGGCGCACCAGGGCGCTGGCCAGCGTGGTCAGGTTGCCCTGGATCGTCGGGTCGGCCAGCACCTCCTTCAGTTCCTTCAGAGACTCGATCAGCGGGCCGGTGTCCGCCTGGCCGACGCCGCGGCGGATGGTGTCTTCGATCGCCGTCCATTCCTTCGAGACGGAGTCACCGAACGAGGCGAGTTCGCTCTGCAGCTTGGGCAACTGTCCGATCAGCGCGTCGGTGACCACTGCCGCCGTCAGCTTGCCCTCCGCTGCCAGCGCCTTAAGTGCCGAGGTCGGCACACCGATGCCATCAGCCAGAGCCTGCATCAGGCGTGGCGCCTGTTCGGCCACGCTGTTGAACTCGTCCCCGCGCAGCGCGCCAGCACCCAGCGCCTGGCCGAACTGGACCACCCCGTTCTCAGCCTCGACCGCAGAGGCGCCCGACACGCGGAACGACGCCGACACGGCCTCGGTGACCTTGAGGATATCCTGCTGGGTGCGGCCCGCTTCCTTGAGGGGGCGACTGATCCGCCCGTACAGCGTAACCAGCGCCTCAACTGGCTGGCCGGTGTTGTAGGCGATGCGCTGCAACTCCTCGAGGGCGGTGTTGAACTCTTCCTGAGATCCGGTCGCCAGCCGCAGGCGGGCGTTCATTGCCTGGTAGGCGTCGGCGGTGTTCGCTACCGCCTTCACCCCGGCGGCGAGCGCGCTGAACGTGAGATAGCCTGCGAGCAACTTGCCGCTTGCGGCCAACGCCTTATTCGTCACGTTGAGGTCGCGATTCACCTCGTTGAACATCTGCCGGGTGCGGTTTACCCCCTCGACGATCAGTTGCGTGGTCACTCTACCGGCCATGGTCGAACTCCTGCAGGAACTGTTTAAACCCCTTCAGGGGTTCGCGTGCTGCGCGGCGAAGCAGCAGGTGATCGCGCCGGTCCTGCTTGACCTGGGCGCCAACCTGCTCGATGAACACCTCGATCTGTTGAAGCGTCATGCGCGAAACCTCATCGAGACTGAAGCCCGCGCGAACCAGGCTGGTTACTGCTGCTGCCCAACCAGCGTTGCCAGCGTCGTCACTGCCGCTTGCTGGGCGCGGGCGAAAAAAGCGGCGTTGACCCGAATCACCTGCATGACGATCTGCATCGCTACGTCGACAGGCAGGCGATACACGCGCCAGCGGCTGAGGTTCGTGGTCCTGCGCAGGATCTTCCGCAGCTTGGCCGAGCCGGTCTTGCCGAACTGCAGGATGGCGGGAACGGTGCCGTCGCTCAGCACCTTGAGCAGGTCACTGGCGATATCCCCGAACAACTCGAAGTCGGCGAGGCGGACGTGCCGCACGATCACCGGCGCGCCGTTGACGTAGATGGTTTCAGGTTCGGGAAACAGGATTCCAAGGTCAGACATGGGCCACCCAAATGAAAAGGCCCGCCATCAGGGCGGGCCAGGTTGATCTACGGCCATCAAGCCGCATCGGTGTTCTGGACTTCCCAGGTCCAGATCGCAGCCTCGCCGACGTCGTAGATGTTCGGGTCGGCCAGAAGGCGGATCTGCACAGGGATCACACCGAACTCGGCGCCCTGGTTCAGCGGCAGGCCGCCGTTCAGGCTGATCCGCGCGTAGAAGCAGTTGATCCGACGCTTCTCACCGTCGCCAGCTTCGTTGGTCTGCTCGAACATCACCCGGTAGAACTTGCGGCCGGTGGTGAACGGCTTCACCAGGTCGACAGTCGGGTAGGTGTAGCTGACCTCGATCGGCAAACGCTTCAACCCACCATCCGGCGGAGCAGCGGTGGCATTGATCGCGTCGGCCAGCGTGCCGCCCGGCAGAGGACGGATGCCGCCGGGGGTGACGGCGTAGTCAACGCCGCGCACATAGGTCGGCGTGCCGCCGGCTCCGGTGACGCTGCTGACCTCAAGGGGAATGTGCGCCAGGCGGATGATGCGATCGACATAGGCGTCATGCACCTCTTCGGAGACGGTCCCCGATGGCACACGCTCAACAGAGCCGTAGAGGATCACCGCGGCGGCGCGCGGGGAAAAGTTGACGGCCTCGCCGGTGATGTTGATCGCCGTGATGGACGTTACGCCGTCGAGTTCAGGTAGGCCGAGGCGCGTCGGGTCGGGGATGGTGATCTCGGTCGACTCCGGCTCGGCGCTGGTCGTTTGCAGCTTGAACAGCTCCTCGTACACAGACGACGGATACGGTGCGACCGACGTCGGGCCGCGGAACAGTTGGGTGTAGAGCATCGTTTTCTCCTCGGCCTGGCCGATCAGTTGTAGGTTTCGACGTAGATCACGCCGATGGTTGCGGTCAGGGTGTGGAAGTTGCGACCAGCCTCGGCAAACTGCGCCACCGCCTCGTCGATATCCTCCACAAGCCCAGGGAACTTGCGCTCCGGCTGGTCTTCTCCGAAGCCAAGGGCGCGCAGAATGTCGACGTGGACGTCATCGAGTTCGTGTTCCTCCGCCGATCGCGGGAATACAACCTCGACTTCGAACGTGCGGAGCCTGGTCGCTTGGCGTACCGCCGTTCCGGTTCGCGCGTCGCTCGCGACTCGCACAAGGGCGTAAGGCCCGCTGGCTTTGTCGGGCACTCGATCTGTCGGCCCGTAAACTGCCCGCAGGTCCGTCAAGTAGCCGTTTACCGGGCGAATCTCGCCCAGGCGGGCCCGCAGGTCGCGTGTGACCTGGCTCGCTTTCGTTCGCATGGTTGGTTTTCCTCAGACGGCCTTTTCGAGCTCGCGGCGGATGCGCCGCTCGAACTCTTGGCGCAGAAACGCATTGGTCCAGCGGATGGTCTTCGCAGTAGTCAACAGCCTGAACCAGTACGCCACCGACGGGCCTTGTGCTTCCTGCAGGGCGTGCCGATAGCTGTAGCTGGTGACATTGGGCGAACGGCCCCGCGCCGTCCTGGCCCGCTGACTGCGGGTAGACAACGGCCGCTGCAGACGCCCCGATGGGTTGACGAAGCCTGCGGCAACTTTCCGACCGTTCGGGCCGACGACATAAATCCTCGCCCGCGTCGAGTTGATAGGCTCGAAGATCCAGCGCCGGTATGCCGTGACGCTGACGCCAGACGACGACGGAATAAGCCTCGCGTTCATCCGGCCCGCCCTCGCGCGCTTGATCACGATCCGCCGGTTGGTGAAGGCGCTGGTGAACGCAGGCCGCATCGGCTCGTTGTAGCGCTGCTTCCTCGTCTGCGTCGCCGTGGTATTCAGCGCGCCGCGCATCACTGGATCAACGCGCCGGCCGGCTTCCAGGAGGCGCGCTTGCGCCTGCTCGACGCCGACCAGCCTGATCGGTGCCCTCATTGCACACGCTCCAGCCAGATCCCGCGAACAATGCCGTCGTCGGTGCCGTCGGCGTAGTCGACGACGTAGTAGCGCACTCGATCCACCTCAAGCAGATCGCCCACCTGCACCCTCCCCGTCTCGATCAGCGCAACCTCGGCGCGGATCCTGTAGGCCGTCGCCTGGCCGTTCTCGTCCAGCCAGGGCGCATCGTAGTTCAGAAACACCCGGCAGGCGCGCGGCGGCGCCCCATCGGGACGGTATTCTCCCTGCTCGCCGATCAGCTCGGTCGCGGTGATCGCCAGCTCGGCCCGGCGGCCGGTGAAGTCGCGGGCACTGTCGATGTGGAACAGGCGGCCATCGGCGGACAGGTAGCGTCCCTGCTGGATGCGCGCATCCCACCAGGCCCTGATTGCGATCTTCGCCGGACTGCGCAGGCCGGACGGGAACGGCGGCTCCGCGGTCTCCTTGGTCTGGATGCCGCACCAGATCCAGTCGAGCCTGAACGGCAAGAGGTCAGCAGACAGCATCAGAAGGTCGGCGGGCGTGTCGAGGTTTCCGCTGCGCATTCAGACCCCCATCCCGACCCGGTAGGGGTTGAGCAGGTTCCGGGCGGTGGCAATCACCGTGTAGATGGTGCCCACCACCGAGGATTCGCGGTTGGCGTACAGCTCCGCCGCCTGGATGAGGATGGCAGCGCGCACGCTGGCCGGTACCGGAGCCTGGACGATAGGGTCAGCAGCAGGATCAACCGGCCAGGGGATCGGCCGGTTGAGGAACTGTGCCGCCTGGTCGATCGCCGCCGCCAGCTTTTCCTCCAGGTCCTGGTCGTCCTGGGTGTGCCTGATGCGCAGGTGCCGCTTCAGGGCATCCAGGTCCGGAACTGTCGTTGGAACTGGCATGGGATGGCTCCTACTTCTCGGCCTGCTGGTCGGCCTTCACCTGTTTGGCGGCCGCCTTCCGGGCGACCGGTTCGCGCGCCTTGCCTTCTTGGATCAGCGCCTTGCCGTCTTCGGCGGTGGTCTCGAACGGCTCGCCCGGTTGGACCAAGCGGCCACCTCGATAGATGGGCTGGATTGCTCGGAGGTCCATGGGTTACTCCTTCTTGCTGGAGTTGCGACGGCGCTGCTGCGGGGGCTCGCCGGCACCTTCCTCACCAGGCTCAACGGCATAGCCCTTGCCGATCAGTTGCCGGGCGTGCTGGTCGTTGGTATCGAAGGTCGCACCTTCGACCACGGTTCCCACCCCGTCCACCAGGATGGGGCGTAGTGCTTTCAGTTCCATCGTTATGCCTCCAAAGGGCCGCCATGGGAGGCGGCCCGGCTAGTGGTTACGGAGCCGGCGGGGTGAAGGTGCCGTAGATGAACGCCTCGGGGCGCTTCACGGCCAGCGCCAGGCGCTCTTCGCAACGGATCGAGATCATGTTCTTCTCGAAGTCGTCGGCGTTCTCGGTGGAGATCACCACGTTGGCGTCTTCGCGATCGAAGATCTGCGCGCCGGTCTGGAACGCACCAGTCAGGAACTTGCCCTGGAACGCGGCGATTTCAGTGGCAACCACCGGCAGGCCCCACAGCAGCGGGCCGGCCAGGCCCAGCGGGTTCGCGAGGATGTAGCGGCCCAGGGTGTCCTTGGTCAGCTCGATCTTCGCCCAGTCGATGAAGTGCAGAACGTGGCCGGATGCCGGCAGGCGCGCCAGCTGGGCCTGCAGCATCGCCAGGCGCAGGTCATCGATACCGTTCTGCTGCTCGACCGCGAAGGCGGCGCTGAACGCAGAGGCTTGCGGCACGATGCCGTCGAGGTGCGCGCCGGTGCCATCGCCGAACAGGATCTCCTGCTCTTCGACGTACTTCAGGCCGAAGCGCATCTCGGTGTCCACGGTCGACTGCAGTTGAGCGAAGTCATCCAGGATCTGCTTGGACGCCTTGAACATGTGCGCGATGGTGGTCACCGGGGTGATCTTGGTGCCGAACGTGATGCTGCTGTACGGCTTCGCGGTGTTTTCCGGCACGACTGCGGCGGCGTTGGTGAAGCCGGTCTGTTGAACCCAGAAGATCGCCGGCGAAGTGGTGCGCCCCGGAGCGATCAGGTCGCGAATGAACAGGCGCTGCTTCGGCATCACGTCGATGCCAGGAAGGCGCTGCGGCTCAACCACGCCGGTGGGGATGTCGGTGCTGATCAGAGCGTTCTGAACGGGAATGCTGACGCGCTTTCCGCCCTCCACGCTCGCGGCGAACTGCTTCAGCGCCTCGCTCTTGATCACGATGCCGCCGACGGTATCGCGGGCGGCGGGCGCGCCATTGGTGGGCGAGCGGGCGAACTCCTGCTCCAACTCGCCGAGCTTGGCCTTCAGCTGCTTCTCGGCCTCGGTCAGGCTGTTGAACTTGGTCGCCAGTTCGTCGACGGCGGCCTTGGTTTCGCTGGACAGGCTGCCGGCCTTCTTGGCTTCGTCCAGGGCGGCCTCGGCTTTCTTGCTGAAGTCGCTGGAGGCCTTCTCCAGCTCAGCGGATACCTGCTTGAGCAGGTCAGCGGTATTTTCGGACATTTTCTCTCTCCGGTTACTTGGAAGCTGCTGCCGAGAACCGCGCCAGGGCGGCTTGAAGCTCGGCGATGGGGGCGGCCAGATCGGCCGTGGTATCGGCAGCGCAGGGCTTACCGGGGCCGGTAGCGCGAGGCGTACCGGTCTTGAGTTCTTGAATCAGCGAGCGGCGCTCAGAGCGCGGAATGCCCTGCTTCGCCAGGATCTGGTCGAGTCGGCGGGCGGCGATCATCGGTGCCGCCAGCGCCTTGGCGTCGTCCTTGGTGGCGTCTGACTCCAGCAGGCTGTCAGCGAATCCACGCTCAATGGCATCCGATCCGCCCATCCAGGTCTCGACATCCATCAGCGCCTGCATGTCCTCGACCGGGTCGCCGGTGCGCACCGAGTAGATGTCGGCCAGGGTTCCGTCGATCTGCTCCAGGAAGCTGGCCACCTCCTTGAACTCGTTGCGGTCACCCGCGGCGATCGTCCAGGCGTTGTGGATCATCAGGAAGCCGGCGCGGGCGATCTTCACCTCATCGGCCGCCATGGCAATGAACGACGCCGCTGAAGCTGCCAGGCCGAGCACGCGTACGGTGACCTTGCCCTTGTGCTCGCGCAGCAGGTTGTAGATCGCCAGCCCCTCGAAGACATCTCCGCCAGGGCTGTTGATGTTCACCACCACGTCGGCATCCTTCATGGCTCGCAACGCGGCGCTGATGCGCTTGGCCGTGACGCCCTCGCCAGTCCACCAGTCGTACCCGATCGGGTCGAAGATGCTGATGCTGTTCTCTTCCTCCACCGCAGCGCGAATGGCGGGGTTCCAGCGCTCCAGCGCCTTGGGCATCAGGTCGCAGGAAACGTCCGCGCGCGGTCGAGCCGCCGGCGCCGTCGGAAGCGATTTGATAGTCATGGTCTCTCCAGTCGGCTCAGGCGGCCTGGTTCAAGCGAGGAAGTGAAATCAGCGCGTGCGCCATCATCGGACCAGCCGGGTTGCCGGTTTCCAGTGCCTCGACAGCGAGGTCGATAGCCTGGCGCATGGCGGCCTTGTCGCCGCTCTCATTGGCCGCGACCAGGCGAAGCATGTAGGCCGTCGCTGCGGGCGACACACCACCCGCAGTGGCTCCCAACTGCTCCAGCGGAACCAGCGCGGACTGCACGGTGAAGACATCCCCGCCTTCGATTGGTGGCAGGTTTTCCAGGCGACGGACCTCGTTACGGCTCATCCAGCCGTTCTGCAGCGCAGTGTTGTACCAAGCCGCACGGGCGGTGCTGTCGGCGCGCAGCAGCCCCTCAACTGCGAACTCGGCGAAGAACTCATCCGCATCGGCCTCGCCGATCAGGCAGCGCGTGATCTCCTGCTCGATGTTCACCAGCAGCGGCCGGAGGCTATTGGTCAGGAAGTGGAGGTTCTGCGCCTCCACAGAGCTGGCCCAGCTGGACTGCTTGTCCATGTGCCCCACCATGAACGGCGGGACGCGGAACCAACGACACATCTCCTCGACGTTGAACGACCGCGACTCCAGCATCTGCGCAGCTTCGGGGTTCATCGTGATCCCCTGGTACTTCAGGCCGGCCTCGGCAACCATGATCTTTCCGGCGTTCTGCGATCCCATGAAGGCGGTCAGGCTGGCCCGAAGATCTTCTCGCTGCTTCGGGGTGAGAGTCGTATCACCGCTGAGAATCCCGGAAGCCTGCATGCCCTGGGCGAACACCTTGGCGGCGGCCTCCTCGGCAGACATCGCCGAACCGAAGATTTCGCGGCCCATGGTCACCGGGAGCATGCCGCAGACGCCATCCAGGCCGAAGCCACGGATGTGCATCAGGTTATTCTCTGGAATGACGCGCTCCACACCGTTCTCGGTGTAGGTGTACTTCAGGCGACCGCTGTCTTCGCGCTTCACCCGCATGTACTGAGGCAGCAACGGGACAAGCGCAACAACGCGAGTGCCGATCATCTTCTTCTCGACGAAGGCGTTTCCACGCAGGCAGATGCTCGCCACCACCATCAGCATGAAGCGCTGCGGGGTCATCTCGGCATTCGGCGTACGGCAAAGCAGCCTGAACAGCGGATGATCCTTGGCCTGCTCGCGGGAGCCGTCCGGAAGGCGCCGGTAGAGTTTCAGCGGCAGCGTGGACACCGACTCCGAGAGAAGCCGCACGCACGCCCATACCGTCGAGAGCTGCAAGGCCTTATCGACGGTCACGTTCTTTCCGCTCGCCGAGGTTCCGAACCACTCCTGCCAGAAAGCGCCGTCGGTCAATCCGATAGGCACTCCGAGCCAATCGAGCAAGGCGGACTTGAACCGCCCGGGTTTCTTTTTGTCGCCCATCAGAGGCCTACCATGATCGGGTTGGAGGTGAAGTCGTCCAGATCGCCTGAGTCTTCGACCTCAGCCTTCGATGCGCCGATCGCCATCAGCAGCGCGGTCATATCGTCGATCTTGTCGGGCGACTTCTTCTTGTCGGGCGCCATGCTCATGTTCCCGTCATAGCGCGGGATCACGTTGGAGGCGCACCAGTTCAGCAGCGGATCGCCACCGTGGGCCAGCTTGCCGCTGATGTACGCGACCTCCAGGGCCTGCATCGTCGGGTGGTAGGACTTAGTGCCCTGGATGAACTCCAGCATTGGCACCTCCTCCGCCACCAGGCGGTTGACCAGGTCGGAGGCGTTCCAGCGGTCGTACGCAATCAACTTCACGCCGAAACGCTCAACAGCCGCGAGAATGTCCCGCTCGATCACTGCATAGTCGGCGACGTCACCCTCGGTCTGCTTCAGCAGACCCATCTCAACCCAGGCTGCGTACGGCACTGTGCCGCGCTCAGTGCGGAACGCCACCGAACTCTCCGGGGCCCATCGCCAGCCGTGGGTGTACAGCATGCCGTCCACGTTCCACACCAGGCGCAAGCACGTCAGGTCGGTGGTGCTGGCCAGGTCGAGGCCGCCCCAGCATGGGTACTGCGCCAGCCATTCAAGATCCACCTCGCCGGAGCACTTGCCCCACTTCGTCAGGTCGACCCAACCGGTCGCCGTCGAGGCCGGCCGGTTGAGCCGCTTGATGCGGAACTCCGCCAGCTTCGAGGGCATCTGCTTAGCCTCGATCGCTTCCTTGCGAATGGCGGAGAGCAGATGCTTGTTGGCATCCATGAGCGGGTTGGCCTTTACCCAGACCCGCTCGTCGAACTCGTCGTCCGCCTTGATCTTGAGGGTCTTGTTCTCTTCGTCGACGGCGTAGAAGACCACCAGGAAGTGGTCAGCCGTGGTACCGAAGACGCCCGCCAGCAGCCGCTTCGCGAACTGCCGCATCTCGCCCCACGGCCCCGGGTTGGTGTAACCCTCGGTAGTGGTGTACAGCCACAGCGGGTTGCCGCGGGCGCCGGCCGCCGAGGTCAGGACGTTCAGCAGGTCAGCGCTCTTGTGCGCGTGGATCTCGTCGAGACCGACGTGCGACGGGTTCAGACCGTCCTGGGTGCTGGCCTTGGCATGGATCGGCTTGAAGGTCGCGCCCGTCTCGAAACGGGTGATCGCCTTGGCCCAGGTCTCCAGCCCGAACGCCTCGCGCAGCGCCGACGTCTTCTCGACCATGCGCTTGGCGACGTTGAAGATGATGCTCGCCTGCGGGAAGGTGGTCGCGGCGCTGATGACCTGGGCGCCCTCCTCCGGCTCACAACATTCGCAGTACAGCAGGATGCTCGACGACAAGGTGCTCTTGGCATTCTTCCGGGCCACCGCGAACAGCGCGGAGGTGAACCGGCGCGGGTAGAACCGGTCGTCATCACCCCAGCCATCTACCTGAATCCACTCGCGCTTGCGGAACCCGAAGAGCTGCACGACAAAGAAGACGTGCGACGGGTGCATAACGATCGTAGGCGTATCCCACTTCCCCTCGACGTGGGGTAGTTTCTCGATGAAGTCGCATGCATCGTTGGCGTGCCACTCGTCGAAGAAGAACGGACAAGACTTCTTTTTCGCCCGCTTCAGATCGTCGACAAACCGCTTTGCAGCCTGACGTATCAGCAGACCATGCTTCTTACGACTTTTATCGGCGATTGCTGCCTTGGCATAGTCGAGGGCGATTTTGACGTAATCACGCACCGCGCCTCCCATTCTTCGCAAATGGATTTCCGGCCTGCTTCTCGCCGGCAGACGAAACCTTGCGGCGACTGGCCGGAGTCATTCCGAACTCAGAAAACAGTGCCTTGAGAGCGGTTTGCTCGGCGGCGGTTGCCTCCATATCGGCACGCGCCTTCTTGCGGAAACACTGCCAGGCGAAGCAAAGCTGCTCTAGCGAGTACAGGTCGACGACCTGCAGAACCTTCGCGGCAACCAACTGAGGTCCGAGCTGGTTCCACATTTCGGCTCCGTCTCGATTCAGGTGCATCGGTGCCTCTGGGAATTCTTGGATCAGATCGAACTCTGGTGCATCCGGCACATCGCGATCCGGGCGATCAGTGCCTGCCAGAACCTTGAGGTGCGGAGGCGTGCTCTTCCGCCCCATAAATCGAGCCTCACATTTTCAAAATAGAATTTTGACGGTGCGAAAATTTGGCTCCCCCCGTCGTTCGGGGCTCGAAAGTTCCAGACTTTCGATACCCCCCTCCCGGTGCTTTTTTGCACCACTTTGGTGCACTAGTCATTCGATTGCTCAGGCGGGCCCGAACCCACCAATCCGACCTTCTCGCCGATCTGGTTATGGCAGGTCCAGCACAGGGCTCGCAGGTTGTCCCATGAGAGCGCCAGCTCTGGATGGCTCTTGACTGCCTTGATGTGGTCGACCATTCGACTCTCGACGATCAGTCCTCTACCCTCGCACTCCTCGCAGAGTGGATGGAGCTTGCGGTAGTAAATGCTTAGACGACGCCACCGCTCGGTCTTGTAGAAGGCATCGCTATCGTCACGGCGTGCGTTGTACTTCTTGTGGGCCTGCTTGGCTGATGCTGCGCGGCGCTCGTCAGCAGCCCTCTTGTGCATCGCGCAATAGAAGCTTCCGGTAACAGAAGGCTTGCCGCACCCGACCTCACTGCATATCCGAGCTGGTCGTCTCGGCATGGATCACTCCTGTCGCTCGATGCAGTCCAGCACCTGTACCGCGCACGCTGTCAACGCAGCCTCAACAGCATCAATCGCCGCGGTTGCATCTTCACCGTTCGCCAGCGGCGGACGGCCGGGGAGCCGACACGGCGTCAGTGGACACTTGGCCTGCTGCGCGGTAGGCGCTGGGGTCAGTGGTTTCGGGGCGGGCGTACATCCGGCCAAGGCCAGCAGGGATGCCAGCACGCAGCCATTCGCGAACAGCCTGGTCATTCTCTTTCAACTCCCGTAACGCCGCAGCGTGGCGCGTGCCCTGTATCTCCAAGGCCTGGCCGAGCTGGCGGGTTTGCCGTTCGATCTCGGCGACGCGACCGAGTTGGCGTTGCTGTTCAGCGAGGACGCCGGCCTGCAGGTCGATCAGGTGCTGATTGCGGTCACGCTCCTGCACCGCGACGCCAGCACGCTCCCGCTCTGCAGTCACTTGCAGGCTCAGGCGGTCCATCCGCCACATCATCCCCATCGCAACGAGCGCGACGATCAACCATGGAGCCCACCTCATCACGCACCAGCCAAGGCAGCGCGCGCCCAATCGAGGCGAGCCGCACGGTCGTCTGCGCCGTTGTAGCCGCCGTTGATCTTCAGCGTGATCCGCTCGAATCGACCTTGATCAGCCAGGTCGTTTAAACCCCGCGACTGCCAGAACCACCCCGCGGCGATTGCTGCCCAGGTCCGTTGCTCCAGCAGTTCCGGTTGCGCCACCAGTGGCAGCGCCAGGGCACGTGCAGCTTCGGCGTAGTTGTCGTGGCCCGTAATCATGATCAGGCCGCGTCCCCGGTATCGATACCCATCGCCCGTATCCGGCGAACCATTGCCCATCCTGTTGGAATAGACGCGGTTCGCGATGCGCTCTGGCTGGCGGGCGTACTGCTTCGCCTCGGCCGCCGTAAAACGCGTCGGCCAGGTCTTGAGCAGCCCCTCGGCGGAGTAGTTCAGGTTCTCGACCACTCGCTTGAGGCTTTGGCTTTCGTGCCCGACCTGAGCCAGGAACATCGCCACCCGCTCAGCCGTGTTGATCTCGAACCGAGCCATGGCACCGTTGATGTGCTCGATCCAGGTCGATGCAGTAGCGGCGCCACAGCCGGTAGCGCGGTCGAGTTGATCGGCGGTGATGTTCATCAGCCAACCTTCCTTTCCGCCCAGCGCGCGCCCAGCTTTTGCACGGTGCTTACCCCGAGGACACCAACGAAGCCGGCGGCAAAAAACTGCCAGGCAGGGCTCCAGCCAAACTCCTTGGCGGTGAGACCGACAACCATAACCAGCATCGCGCCAAGGGCCGCCTCGATCAGTTGCCGAACAATGCTCGGCTCCTTCCCCTCGTACTGGGTACGGAGCCAGGTAAGGATGAAAGCGAGCCCCATCGCCAGCCCTTGCTCGCGCAGCGCGAGCAGCACCGTGGCCCAGAATGACGGGTCCTTCTCTGGCATCTTCATAGTCTCGATATCCCCTCGGCGGGGCGGAAATGAAAAAGCCCAGCGCGAGGGCTGGGCCAGGGATAGGTGCAGGTACGGCCTTTCAAGGGGGCCGCGCGCCCCGCAGCGCAATGCGCCACCTGCAGAAACGAAAAAGCCCAGCTCGAAGGCTGGGCTTTTTCTGGCGTTCCGCTCTGCGGCAGTTCGCCTAAGCGGCAAAACCGCAATGTATGACGAAAGGTACAGGCCGCGATTATCACTGTCAATACGTCCAGCCTGTACATTTCTTCAGGCAGCCTTTTTCTCCTCCATCACGAAGCACGCCAGCAGAGCTGACAGGCCCGCTCGAACAAGCATGCGTGCGTCCGCGTAGCTGATGCCCATCCGATCCTGAATATCTCGATACGACATGCCATGGATGAAGTAGAGGATCAGGCTGCGGATGGCATCCGGGTCTTCGGCGTACAGGCGAGCGAGAAACCGGTCCACTTGCATCGCCCGATCATCACTGATGCAGGGGATCACAGCAGCAAACCGTTTTTCGTTCGCAGGGTTCCGCTTCATCAGCGCCAGCATCGGCGAAGAGCCGCGAGGCGTGCCATTGTCGGACCAAACCCACAGCCCGTATTGCTCCATCAGAAATTCCAACGCCTTGATGTTCATTTCAGTCGCCTCTGAAGTGGGAGCCGCCGGCGCCCCGCTGGTTGTTCTCTTCTCGCGCCAGCCTGCTCACCTGGCGTCGCTGCTCTTCCAGCAGCCGCTTTACCCACATCCGCAGTTGAACCACCGCATCCCGCTGCTCCAGCGCCAGCCCCGTCACGCCATCGACGAACCCCGCCGCTCCACAAGCGGCGCAATCGATCTCGTGGAAAACGCCAAGGCTGTACCCTTTTCCGTGGCAAACGGAGCACTGAGCGAGCACGCGCGGCTTGGTCGTCAGATCTGGACCATGTGTCTTTTTCATGCCAGCGCCTCGATGGTGACCAGCACCTCGCCCCCAACTTTCACTTCCCCGCGAACAATCCGCAGGTCATCTACCAGGCCGTCGTCATCCCAGGCGCCAGCCTTGGTTAGCGAGTCAAGGAGCCCCTTGAGGAGATTGTCGAGGTCGCGCTTTCGCCGATCTGGTGGGCATGCATGGATAACAACCCGAACAGATCCGGCCGTCCTCCTGATGCCTTGCGCAAGGCAGTGCTGCAATACCGATCTGCGATAGCTCCTGCCGCGCTCGCTGATCAGCGTTCCGGAAGATGTGTTGCGGTAGTAGGTGTTATTGCTGGGCGGCCAAGGAAGGCGAATCGAGATCATGCCTCTACCTCGCTACCGTCCAGCCATGCGAGGAACCCCGCCGGTATGTCGTGCCCCTCCTCCGCCAGGATCGAGGCGCATTTCGAAAGCAGGTCCGACTGGGCTCCGTACTCTGTCTCAAAGCGCGCCTTGTAGGGGTGGACAGCGATCCCGGTGAATCCCTCGCCGCCGTATCCGTTCTGATGATGGCCAGCGCACAGCGGAAGCACATACCAATGCGCATGGGGTTTCGTTCTTCCGTCCACGTGGTGGATGCTGCAATAGTTGTTCACGATCCCCATGGACACTCGACATGCGATGCATCCCACCTGGCGCGCCAGCAGGTCGTGCCACCGCTTCTGCTCCGAAGTAACGGCCCGCCCCTTCACGCGACCTCCCGCGGATACATGATCTGGTGGTGACGCTCGCAAATAGCCTGAGCCTCTTTCGCCGACGCAACTGGGGCGCAAATGAATTCGCCTTGAACGCTCGCCCGGTAGTGAGCCTTGCCGGCGACCAAGAGCTTGCAAACCTTGTAGGGCGGGGAGCTGTCGCTAACCGCTAGATAATCGTTGAGCGCCTTCCACTTCATGAACGGGACTCCTGTAGCTGTTGTATGGCCTCGTTGTGCCGGTTGATTCGTTCGTTGAGATCGGCGCGCCGCCTGGCGGCCTCGTCCTTCTCTTTCTGCTCGCGCTGAGCGCGGTGGGCGGCAAGACTTTCCTTGAGCTTCGCCATGTTTTCCGCGAACCCCTTCGGTGCCTTCGTGACCTCGGCAGGGGCATTGCCAGTGAGCAGCCCGGCGATCGCCTGGCCGGCATCTGTTGGGGCCGGCAGTTGAAGAACCACCACTCCCTCCAGGCGCGCCACCTCAGCGGCTGGCAGGCGGTTTAGCGCTGCGGCTTTCTGGATACCAGCCTGACGGCCGTCCTCGTCGTGACCAAGGGACACACGCCACTCGACAGGAAGCGCCTCTCGCCGGGAGCGAGACACTGCGCGCTCATAGGCCGATATGAACGCCATGCGGGCACCCACCTTGTCTCTCGCCTCCAGGATCGGCGCAGCGATGGTGAGCGCTTCCTGAATCTCCGGGGTGAGGACCACCGTTGCGCGCTCGTCCGATGCTTCCAGCGCCAGCGCCCAGGCCTCATTCGGTTCAGGCCGGCCATCGACTGCCTGCACACGCTGCAGGATGGCTGCGAGGGTGAGTTTTCCGGTCAATTCACGGCGGCACGCCTGCAGAGCGCTGCGGATCGCCTCCCCCGGATACTCTGCGAGATCCTTGGCCATCAGCTTCGCGGCATTGGCACTCATCTCCTGGCCAAGCGTTTCAGCAGTCGCCACCAGCGCGGCGGCCAGGTCGGCCTGTTCGTCACAGGAAAGCATTGGCGCGCCCCTCCTCTCGGATGCTCTCCGCAGCCTCCTTGGCGGCGTTCAGGTTCGCCTGAGTGCGCTCCAGTTGCCGAGCAGTGGTCCCGTTCATCTGCCGGTCAGTCGCCCACTGGGTGCGATACGACTCCGCCCTGGCCAGCAGCAAGCCCAGGTCGTGAAAGTTGCGGATCAGATAGGCGTCGTTGATGCCGACGAAGTACGCGGCCACCGCCGGAGCCTCCTCAGCGCCCAGGCGCTTCAGCAGGTCGCGAACCTGACCGTTGACCTTCGAGTTTCGCACCGGATGGGTTCCGTGCCGGTGCTGGTACGCTGCCGCATACGCCGACCAGATCGCTCGGCATGCCTGTTGCCGATCACGCTCCGCATCGGGCTGGCCGGAATCGGCCGGCAAAAGGTTCCCTGATGGTTCCCTTGTAGGTTCTATTACGGTTCTGGGTGCAGATGCTGCGGGGGTGGGGTGCATTTCCTGCGGGGGTTGGGGTGCAGCATCTGCGGGGGTGGGTGCAGATGCTGCGGGGGTGCATTTCCTGCGGTGGTGAACCTTCTGCGGGGGTGCAAATGCTGCGGGGGTTACGGTGAACATCGTCGACCTCCCCTGGCGCGCTTCAATGCTCAGCGCCTTGCACTCGTTCAGCACCTTGATAGCCTGCTGCACGGCACGTTCGGACAGGCAGGTGCGCTCGGCGATCTTCGCCACCGAAGGCCAGCACACGCCCTCGTCGTTCGCGTTGTCCGCCAGGCTGATCAGCACAGCCTTCTGCGCCGGCGTCAGACCCTGCAGTGGCCAGCAGGCAGACATGATGATCGTGCTCACTGGCGCACCTCCGGCGACACATTTTCTTGATTCGTGATTTCGTGTCGCGACACGCTACCGAGGATCACAGCTTGCCCTCCTCGATCTTCCGCGCCAGCACCGACAGCCCCTTGGCAGTGATGCGTACCTGGCTCGCCGCACGCTCGTCGCCCTGGTCGTCCCGGCCGAGAACCGTCACCTTGTGCATGACCCAGCCGTCTTGGATTCGCGGCTGATAGCCGATCCAGCGGGCTGAGCCGCTCCGGCGGTAGATCCATCGGTTCTGCTGGAGCCAGTCGAAGAGCCGGGCGGGGTTGATCTTGAGGTGCTTCGCAGCGTCGGTGATGCACATCGTTCCTGCTGCACCGCTGAGTCGCTCCAGGGCCTGGATCTTGGGCGCCTGCTCGCTGATGACCAGCCGCAACGCATGGTTCTGCTCGGCCTGATCGGCGGCGAGCCTGAGTGCCTCTGGCAAGTTTGTTGGGATGCTCGGAATCTGGCTGGACTCCAGTTCGTGGAGTCGCCGAATCACCCGGTACCGGAGGGGAACGCTGTATCCAGAGATGAGGGTCTCGGTCAGGTCTCGGTCGAGGTGGAAATTCTCGGTGTACCCGCGGGAGTCGAGGTCTTCCCGGACATGGCTCAAATCTGAGCCATCCCTCCTCAACGCCTCCAGCATCTCCCGAATGTCCCTCAAGACGTTCTTGTGCTTCTTGCCGGTCAAATCCGCAATCTCGCGACTGCTCATCGTCAGGACCGGGCCTTGTTGGATGACTGCAACTTGTGACATATTCGTCTCCGTTGGATGTTCGGCACCGCCCTCCGGTGCCTCCTCAGAAAGCCCGGTTGCCCCGGGCTTTTTGCTGTCTGCTCTACTGGATGTCTGAACAGGGGTCGCGACCGCCTAGCTGGCGCCGAGTCTCGCGAATAGACTTTTTCCTCAGGAGGCACCCCTGCGAGGCTCGTCCTCTTCCCGCGCCTGAAGCGCTCCGGATGACGCCTTCTCCAGCACGCATTGATGCTGGTAAGAAAAACCACCTTCCGACTTGCACTGAGAAATCCGACCTGGGCTCACTCCCAGGGCCAAGGCAATGGCGCGCCCCGTTTTGAAATGGGCGAGCGCCTGTTCGTAGGTCATTTGGCTGGCTCCGTGTTTTTCCCGAGTTTAGAAAAATAAACAGATGCACGCAAGTTATCTAAACCGCCCGATGTTTAGAATGCTAAACATGGAACTCAAAGACAGACTCAGAGCACGGCTCAAGGCCTTGCGAATCAGCCAATCAGATCTGGCGAACCGCGTTGGCGTATCGAAGGGAACCGTCACGTTCTGGATGAACGGGACGAATCTCATCAAGGGCGAAAACCTAATGGCTGTCGCTCGCGAATTGGAGTGCTCGCCTGAGTGGCTGATTTCAGGAGTGGAACCGAAGCGCGCGGCTAGCCAGGCCGACGCCATCATGATTGGTGATCTTTCACCTTGGGATGATGCGACGCCGCTTGACGATGACGAGGTGGAATTGCCGCTCTACAAGGAAGTTGAATTGGCGGCTGGCTCCGGTCGAACCGCAGTACAGGAGATGCCGGGGCGCAAACTACGGTTTTCCTATGCCACCCTCAGGGCGGCTGGTGTTGATCCTGGCTCCGCCGTGTGCGCCCGTATCACCGGGAATAGCATGGAACCCCTGATCATGAACGGTGCGACTATCGGGATCGACAGGGCGACCACCAAGATCGTAGATGGAGAGGTCTACGCCCTGGAGCATGACGGAATGCTGCGGGTGAAATACCTATACCGCCTTCCTGGGGGCGGTCTTCGCCTGCGTAGCTTCAACCGAGACGAGCACGCGGATGAGGATTACGGGCCGGAGCAGGTTCGAGACAACCACATCAGCATTATCGGCTGGGTATTCTGGTGGTCGACAGTCCGCAACCGCGGTGCCTTCAAGTAATCCACATCCCCTACTGACCACTACCAAGCCCGCCTAGAGCGGGCTTTTTCGTGCTCGCTCACCTTAAAAGTTTAGATTTCTAAAAATACAGCTTGACCAAGCTTGTTTAGTTTTCTAAATTTCACCTCAACGGCACAGCAATGCATCGCTGGCCCAGGCCACCGAGCCGACCGCTCCTTAACAACCTGAAGACGAGCCAACGGGCGCCGAGTTGATCCGGCTATTGAGTTCCGTTGGACGGTACGAAATGCGCAATGCGCTCACCACCGGCTACCGGCGTGAGGGTTTGCGAGAAACACCGATTTCACTGGCTGGCCCTCCACCGAGGGCCAGACGGGAAGTCAACACGCCCTGGAGGGCAAGACGATGGAAGCGCAAAACGTTTGGGCTGTAATCAACATTTGGACCAATGAAGTGCTTGAAGAAACGACCCACTACCAAGCGGCTGCGGCTCTTGAAAACGAGTACGCCGAACGCTGGTATGCAGAACATGTCGGCCCGTTCTTCCATTCCTTCTGGTGCGGGCATTGGCAGAAATGCGTCCGCCTGCCCTTTTCGCTCTGCCGTATCGATGCCCTGAGCCGCTTTTACCCAGGCATTAAACGTTTGGCCGCTTAACCACCCCGCCCCGGTTCGCCGGGGCATCACCGAGGGCAAGACGATGGCAACTGAACAGATTCTGGACATTGACCGCAACCCGCTGGAAGTCGGCGCCATGTACTGCTGCGTCAACCTGATGCTGGCCGCTGACGGCCGGGAAATCTGCCGCGACTACGGCGCGCTTGTTCGCTACGTCGGCGTCACTTCTGGCGAGTACAAGCGCCACGTCTTCGCCGATGCGGACACCTGGGAAGAAACCCGCGTGTACGCCGACCAACTGCTGAAGCAGCAGGCGCCGGCAATCGATCCAGCAACCCAAGGCTGGGCCGACCTATAACCCGCCGCCCTGCCGGTAGCAGGGCATCAACAGACCAAACACACCCAGCGATAAGCAAGACGAGAGGGCGACATGTGCAACTGTCACAGTGAGTCGGAACAGCGACTGAGGGAACACGTACAGCAGCAGCTCCCAACTGGCGCAACCGGATTGAGTGTTGAGCTTCAAGGCTATGTGTTCAGCCTCGGCGGAAGCGAAGGGGTAAACCATCGAGCTGCCTGCCCGGTGGAGATCCAGTATCAGGCACCAAAAAAGTCGGGAGGCATGAAAAACGTGAAGCAGAAAAGCTTCCTGCGCGCCTCCTACTGCCCATTCTGCGGCGAGAAATACGACAAGTAGTCACCACCCGCGCCTGCCGGGATCCCCAACGCAGGCCCGATCCCCTGGAGGTTCGTCACGGCTCCTCCAGGGCTGTATCGGAGAGTGGTCTGAAATGCGCAGGCTGAGGCGCTGCCCCGGCAGTGGCACTGCAAACCTTACGGGGTCTTCCCGGAAAACAGCAGCGAGCACGGAGATCAGCACCGGCCAGACCACTCCCCCATACAGCCACCACGCAATCACAACAGACGGAGGCCTCATGGCGGCCAAATCGTTCAAGCAGATGATCAAGGACGGCGACCTGAAGCGCGCGGATGCGATGAAGGCTCGCCTCGAAGACCTTCACGAAGAACCCGGTTTCAACCTGCGCGCCGAGGGCGAAGACCTCGAGCAGAGCATCGCGGATCTGGCCGACTACCTGCACCAGGGCGGCATCGTTCCGGCCCTTGAAGTGCGGCCCCGCGAAGAAGGCGGCATGTGGGTTGTCGACGGACACCGCCGCCGGCGCGCTTACCTCAAGCTCGACGCTGAAAACCGGTTGCCGCGCGACCCGAACGGCGAGTTCTGGGTGCCCATCGTTGGGTTCGCCGGGAACGATGCTGAGCGCGTGCTTCGAGTGATCACCAGTCAGGAGGGGCGCAAGCTCTCCCCTCTGGAGCTCGCACACGGCTACAAGCGGCTCATTGCGTTCGGATGGACCGTCGAACAGATCGCCCAAAAGATGGGGCGCACCCGTCAGCACGTCGACCAGGTGTTGGTCGTAGGCAACGCGAATACCGATGTTCAGCAGTTGATCAGTTCCGGCGCGGTAGCGGCGACGACCGCAGCGAAGGTTGTCAGGAAGCACGGCGAGAAGGCCGGACAGGTGCTCGGCCAGCAGCTCGCCAAAGTGATCGCAGCGGGAGGGACAAAGGTCACCCCCAGAGCGGTAGCCGAGCCGACCGTGCCGCGCGCCATTCTGGATGATCTACTGAAGGTCACTACCGATATCGTCGAGGCCTTCCCTACGGCACTCCGCGCAGGCCTGGCCGAAGGGCCGGAATCGATCACCCTCACCACTCGCTCGGCATGGGTAGAGCGGTTGATGGATCTCGTCGCTCAGGCGAAAGAGTCCCTCCAGGGGTAAGCCATGTTCATCCTTCCATTCCTCATCGGCCTGGTGCTTCACGACCAGCGGCCCGAACCGCTGCGCGCGCTCGATAGCGCCAGCGCCGATCCTGACCTGGGCGCCTCGGCGCCAGCAGGCCGAGAACGATGTACCCGCGGGGCGTCCGGAGTTCGGGCTCCAGGCGTCCCGCCCAAAATGCTTCAAACCATAAGGCGGTTTGTAAGTAGAGGCGGGGCGGTGGGCGCCCCGCTTCACCCCTCTCTCGACTTCATGCGCGAGCACTCCACGCAATGCCGAGTGCTGACCCATGCAGCCAAGGAATCAACCATGCACGCAACCATCAACTGCGGCGGATGGATCGGCCGCCAGGGCCTCGGCCTGGCCCCCCGCGAACTCGAAGCTACCGCCTGGAGCGCCAGCGAACTGACCGCAAAGGAAGTCGCGCGGCGCATGGGTATCGCCCCAGGGACTGTCGAGAAACGTCTCGACGACGCGAAATTCAAGATGGGCGTGCGCAGCGTGCGCGGACTGGTGCTTGAGGCGTTCCGTCGCGGAATCATCTCGCCGGCCGTCATCGTTCTCGCATTCCTCGTCGCCGGCCACCCGCTGATCGATGACGACCACATGAACAGGACCCGCAGGCCGAGCAACGAGCGACGACTCACCGAAGCCCGCACCATTCGCCGGATCGAAGAAATCACCATCAACGCGTAGGAGAACCATCATGCTCAAGCACCAGGAACAAACCGAAGTTCTCACCGGCCTGCTCTCCCAAACCGCCCTCGCCCGCATGGCGTTCGCTCAGCGGGTCATGGCTCCAGCGGTTGCGGAACCCTACCAAGTTGTTCCTCAGGGGCGCGGATTCTTCCACATCATCGAGACCGCCACTGGCGCGGTGCGCGGATTCCGCCGGAGCCACAACGAGGCATGCGCATACGCAGAGCACTTGAAGCGCCAGCAGGCCGCCAAGTGACCAGACGTCGAGCAATTCGAACCGGTGGCATCGGTGCAGCACTGGGCTTCATCGTGCTTGTGTTCGTGCTCCCCGCGGCAGTCCGGCAACAGCCTCCCAGGACGCCCTCCGCCACCGCGCCAACAGCTCAAGAGGCGAAGCCTCGGACTGCCTCCTACCGCGCCAGCGCCAGCGCCAGCGCCAGCCACCAACACTCCTACATCTTCTGACCGGAGATACCCCATGGAACTACTCGCCAGGGCAAAGGCCCACTACCTCGCCGCCGTGTCGCTGTTCATGGCGCATAACGATGTCCGCTACTACCTCAACGGTATCAGCATCGAGCCGGCGGCTCAGGGAGGCGTTCTACTGATCGCAACGAACGGCCACCACATCGGAGTCATGCACGACCCTGACGGTTGGGCTAGCAATAAGATCATCATCAGCCCGAGCAAGGCGCTGGTCGCTGGCCTGAAGAAACGCAACGCTGGCACGGCGTTCATCTACGAACGCGCCGGGGTGATCTCCGATTCCGACTGGCCCGCTCCCGATGACGTGAAACAGTTCGCGCCGTTCGATCCTGGCACTCTGATCAGCGCGCAACTCGAACTGGTGGGCGCCAAGTATCCGGACTGGCGGCGACCGATTCCGCTCGAGGGGATGGGGTCACCGATCACCGCGGTAGATCCTGCGTACCTGGGAACGTTCGAGAGGGTCGTGAGGATATTCAACCGGGGCAGCGCACCGAACCTCGTACTGCGACAGGCAGATCCGAACTCTATGATCCGCTGCACATTCCCTGACCATGAGCACCTGAAGAACTTCTTCGCCGGGGTGATGCCGCGCCGCGCTGATCACGAAGAACGACGCGCCGGCCTGCCCGACTTCCTGGGGCTCAAGGCGAAGAAGGTGGCCTGATGGCCAAGACCAACGCCCAGCGCCAGCGGGAGAAGCGCCAGCGCCAGCGACAGGCCGGCATCCCCGAGCGCAAGCTTCCATCCCCGCCGGCGATCGACGCCGCGTTCGAGCGCCTGCAGGCGGTCGGCGATTTCGAGGACTGGCGAGAAGCGTTCTCGACGCTGCTACTCAACGCCTCAGCCCTGCCCGATGCCGATCTCCTGCCTCTTCTCATCGTGTCGCGACACGAATACACGCCAAGCGAAAACGTGTCGCGACAACTGCTCGCCGCAGGACTCTCCGTAGCCGACGACGAACAGTAACCCACCACCAGATCACCGACGCTAGCCACCCTCGGCCGGCGCGGCTCTACTCGTCCTGAGGATTACCACATGAGCACTTTTGCCGTGTTCGGCATGACGCGAGACGTAGCGCTCGCCATGGCCAAGAAGGAAGTGAAGTCAGTACGCAAGACCCCACTCGGGGATGAGCAAGTTCCGATGAGCGAATGGCTCGCAGCAGTCGAACGAAAGGCCGACACCATCATGACCGGAACAAAGGTCGTCCAATTGAGCCAGCTCTTGGATACGCCGGACTTTTGCCACCAGTTCATCGAACTCGCACGCAAGACTCTGGAGTGCTGAGACATGCAGATCCGCGCCAAGGTTCAGCTTTGGAATGAAGACGGCACGCCTGTTCTGACCAAGAAGCGGAAGCATAAGGTCGAGTGGCAGCAGTTCGGCCACCAACCAGGGAGGGCCGCAGCGTGATGCACCGCGTCTACTTGTCCGGCCCCATGACCGGCATCGCAGATTTCAACTACCCCGCGTTCAACGCCGAGGAGAAGCGGATCCGCGCCCTCGGCTATATCGTCGAGAACCCAGCGGTCAACATGGTCTACCGCGGATCGCCGTGGGAGACATTCATGCGCGACGGGATCAAGCGGCTGATGGACTGCGACATCCTGGCCCTGCTTCCAGGGTGGGAGCGATCCCGCGGCGCGAACATCGAGCGCAACCTCGCTATCACACTCGGCATGCACGTCGTCGACGCCGAGGCCATCCCGGAGCCTGATTTCGTCTGCAAGTGCCGGGCAATCCAATTCACCTGCTGCTCGATACCAAGCGACAACGATCCGTTCGTGTGCCGGCGCCTGGCAGGCATGCCCGCCTACAAGTCCCCAGAGGACCAACTGGCAACCGCACGTAAAGCCCTCGAGAAGATCGCAGCGCTCACCGACGTCTCTACCGGAGGCATTGGGATGGACGTGCTCCAGATCGCCAAGCAAGCCCTTTCCAACTGATCAGCGCCAGCAGGCGAGAGGTATTCCCTATGTCCGCAGAAAAGCCGCGGGAGCGGCCAATCCTGTTCAACGACCAGATGGTCCGCGCCATCCTTGAGGGCCGGAAGACTGCGACACGACGCATCGCAAAGCCTGTCAAGCATCCTGATCTAGGAAACATCTACGCTCCGGGCGCCTTGGTGCTGGAGCGCGAGCCGCAGCATGTTATCGACAGGGCCTGCCCTTACGGCCAGCCAGGCGACCGGCTGTGGGTGCGGGAAGCATGGCAAGGGCCGCTGATTTCCGATGAGGAGCAGGCCGCCAACCAGTCATGGTGGAAGGACATGACGAAGTTCCAGAACCCAGGGCACTGCGCCTATCGCGCCAGCGGCGACGACAACGAATACGTCGATCCAGACGGCTACTTCCACTGCAAATGGAAGCCAAGTATCCACATGCCCCGCTGGGCCTCCCGCATCCTGCTGGAGCTCACCGCCGTTCGCGTAGAACGCCTGCAGGACATCAGCGAGGAGCAGGCACGGGCCGAGGGATATCCCGCCGAGCGCGAATGCGAAACCGGCGGTAGTGGCTTGGATGCCTGGCTCTGGTTCCGCTCCCTTTGGGGAGAGATCAACGGTCCAGAGGCTTTCACCGCCAATCCCTGGGTCTGGGTCATCGAGTTCAAGCGGGTGACGCCGTGAACCGCCCCATCTACTGCCGCACTACAGGCCACCGCATCGGGCAATGCAACTGCATCCGGTGCCGGCCTCCCGAGGAAACGCCATGCACACCCTCAACCTGACCGCCATGTTCATCGACGGCGAGGATGGCCAGCGCCTGGCCGAGGTCAACGGCCTCCCACGCCTCGGCGCCCTGCTCTCCTCATCTCAACTGCGCCAGCTCGCGCGACAACTGAACGAGATCGCAAACGACGCAGACCAGGGCGCCAGCGGTGAGCACTGCTACACGGCACCACCTTACGGAGCCTGCCCGCCATGTCATTCGACGAAAACGCCGCATACCGCCGCATAAACGCCCTCTGCTCTCCCGCGCCAGCCCGATATATCCACCTCCCAACAGGCATTCACTGGGTCGTCATCGACAGCCTGGGCGATGTCCTGCAACTCGAAAACATCGAGCGCCGGCGCCGACTGATAACCGTTTCTGACCTCGAAACCGAGGCCTGGAGAAAGCTCCCATGAACAAAGCGAATGAATGCACCTGCCCTTCTGGCGACGGCTCCCTCGTCCATCCGTGCCCGGCACATCCTGCGGTAGAGCAGGCAGGCGGGGATGAGCGTGCAGCAGATGCAAAGCCCTGCGCGACCCGATGCCCGGATTGCGGTGAACACGATCTGATGCCCGGCGACCTTTGCGCCTGCGGATATGAAACTGATCCGGCAACCGGTTACGCATGTTCCGAATGTGACGGATCAGGAGAAGGCTGTGTCGGCGAGGTCTGCCGCGAATGCGATGGCAGCGGCTGGTTCGTAACGCCGGATCAAGCCCGCGCCGCCCTGGCGCAACCCTCCCCGGCGCAGGCCGAGCAGGCAGAGGCGGAGCGACCGGAGGTTGTGGCCTATGCCGATCCGGTAGCGTTCGCCACGTTCAAGGAGCGCGGCCATGAAGGCGGGGTTGCAGGGCGGGAATGGATGTGGGCGGAGCCGGGTGCCGCCCTTGTTGCGATGAGCCGAACTGATGAGTGCGAGCGCATCGTCGGGGAGCTGCGGGCGGATCGCGATTCGTGGGCAGAGCAGGCAGAGCAGCGACTCGCGGACTGGGATGAAATGCGTAAAGAGCGCGACGCCGCCCTGGCCAGGGTCGCGGAGCTGGAGAGGCAGGAGCCGGTGGACGTGCCTGGGCCTGACGAAATTCACCAAATGGCGTTTGAGGAAGGGCAGCCGGCAGAAGACGGAGACGGCTACCTGTTCAGTGCCGAAGAGTTTGACCTTTTTGTGCAACGACTGCTGGATTCCTGTGCCACCCCTGTAGCCTGG